ACGGTCTGGTACTGGGTGTACCTGTACAGCCTGTTTTCTAATTACCTTCATCTGCCGAAGACGCTTCTGCCTTTGCTTCAGCCTTCTTCTTTGGTTTATCAGAGTCTGGAAGCTGTTCAACTAATGGGAAGTGACCAGCCTCGGCTCTTTGCAGTAGCCAGGTTGGAAGACAGTCTGTGCAGTAGTTAACAGGGTTTACACCTGGGTCTGCACATGTATAGGATGCGGAGTTATCGCAATTATCGCACTGAGTTTTGCTTGCCATGTGTCTTCCCCTTACTTCTTCTTAGCTGATTTTTTAACTTCAGCTGCAATCTTTTTTGTAATTTCTTTTGCCGCAGCGTCTGCAACGCGACCAAATGCTGGGTCTTTCTTATTTACCCAACGAAGTGCAACAGGCACTAATGATGCCCATAGTGCGTTAGCAACTAGAAGCCATTCTGATGCACCGAACTCAAGAGGGGTTGCAACTCCACTTGTCTGCATGACAATCATCACGGCACCAATAACTTGACCAAGCAGGTTACGTGCATAGGACTCAATCATAGCTTTATTCATGTTATCTCCTTATTTTACTGGCTGCTTGCAAGTAGGACAGATATTACTTTCAGCTGGGGCAGCAGCAGGTGCTCCAGCAAATTTTGGACGGCCGAAACCAACGATTCCAACCTGAAGTTTCTTAGCATTGTTTTTCTTATAAGCGCGAATTTTCTTGCAGCACTCGCCGCCGTTGCGCTGATTACCTTTAGGGTCTCCTGCTGTGTTTCCTTCTATGCAGGTTACGGTTCCATCACCGTTATCTTTAACAACAATACCTACGTGAGAAATGCGGTCTACGCCGTCTGCAGGGAAATCAAAATAAACGATATCTCCAGGCTGTGGATTATCTTCATGCCAGCGACCAGTTTTCTTAAAAGCTTCTGCGCCTGCTGGGGTATAAACAGTATTAGGAACTTTAACGCCAGCCTCATTGGCGCACCACATTACAAAGCTGCCACACCATGGCTGATAGTTTGCTTTTGTAAATTTGCCATATTTGGTCTCATTGTCTTTAGGACCTTCAACATAGCCAACCTCGCCAAGTGCGACTTCTACAAGTCGGGCGGCGGTACCTTGTTCTGCCATCAAAATCTCCTTTTAGGTCACCTACTAGTGTGCCCCAGGAGAAATGTAATGTCAGGCTAAATTACTCTTTTCCGTCTTCTAGGTGCTGGGTAAACCGCCCCTCTAGACGGGCTACCGAGATGCGGAGGTCAGTGAGCTCCAAGTGAATCTTATTGACGGTGTCTTTTATCGAGGAGCCTCCATTGGGCTTCAACTCGTGAACAAAGTTTTTTAGGTAATTTTTTAATATCCAAGATGTGGCCGCGATGATTGCGGCTCCAAAAGCTGACAAGCTAGCTAGCGTAGCGGCCCATTCTGCAAAAGACATTTACTGCTCCCCATGGTAGTTTAAATTAGAATACGCGTGTATGTCGTCCGTGCAGCAATAAAATGCAGAAATACCGTATTTATATTAAATACTGAGATTTTGATTATGTCAGCGTAAAAAAATTATTTTTTCTATGCGTGGCTTAACTTGACCATTGCTGTAACTCTGTGGCAGTCTAGAACCTGAAAGGCTCCAGCAATGGAGCCTTTTGCCACTACTGAGAGGAGCAATTAAATGCTTAATATCAGCAAAGAGCAAAACAGCCAACTGGCAATTATCATGGCTTATGTCATGGTACTGATTGGTAGCCCATTTGTAATTGCAGCAGCAAGAGCAGATGTGGGTACACAAGAGGCGGTACGACCTATAGTCGTAGTCGAAGACCCGTTAGCTGACTTTAGGAATGCCAAGTCATTAGACAAGGCGGAACTTAAGGACCTGCTTCAAGCAGTCGGGTTTGAGGGAAAGTCCCTCAGGACTGCTTGGGCCGTAGCGATGAAAGAATCGAACGGCCGACCTATTGCCCACAACAACAATACGAACACGGGAGATAACTCATATGGCATCTTCCAAATCAATATGCTTGGTGACCTAGGAGCGGATAGGCGAGAAAAATTTAACCTACAAACTAATAAAGAACTCTTTGACCCCGTGACTAACGCAAAAATTGCGTATCACATGTCAAATGGAGGAGCTGACTGGACATCGTGGAAGGTGTACCCAGGGCAGACAAATGGAGAAAGATTTGAAGACTTCTATAAGGAGTTTCCGACAATAAACTAGCTTAAAAGAAAAAGCCCCCTGCGTAACAGCAGGGGGCTTTTTTGTTGGGCGCTATTAGGAAGCAGCAGCCCAAGGGGTGATGGTAATTGTTGCTGTTGTTGCAACGCCTGCTGCGTTTGCTGCAGTGCTCTGGGTCTTGATGGTGCCATTTGCTCCGCCAAGTGTTCCAGTTGCATTGATGCCAGTTGTGTCTGCAACTGTAAAGCCAGAACCTGAAACAGTAATCTGACCTGCGCCTGCAGAACCTGTAACTGTAAAGGTGCCAAGTGCGTATGCTGGAAGGTTGACTGGGCTTACGCCAGCTGGAGTTCCTGCAACAAGTGTGACCTTGGTGCCTGTTGGGTAATTGGTATGTGCGTTTGTAGCGTAGATGACAGCTGCTGTAGTGCTTGTAGCATTGAAGCGTGTGACATCTGTGCGGGTATTGGTTGCGCCAGCTGCGGTTGTGATGTTAGCTGCTTCGTAACCAGCGTCACGAAGAGCGTCAACAGCGACTGCTGTAGCAAGACCACGAACATCTGGAACGATAATGTTTCCAAGACCTACGCCATCAGCTGCTGTTAGAGCAGTTGTTGACTCAACCTTACCGCGCTGACCTGTAATAAGGCCGCCGTTTGCTGCGTTTGTTACTGTGAACTGAAGAGCGTTTGCGCTAGCTACAGTTGCGTTTGAAAGGTTGTAAGCAGATGCTGTAAGACCAGTAATGTTTACTGTATCTCCTGCAGCAAGCTTGTTCTGGGACTTGTAGGTTACGGTTGTTCCGTTACCTGAAGCTTCAGTAACCATATAGTTACCTGCTCCTGCGGTAAATGTTGGATAGCCTGACCAACCCGCTTCTGCATTTGCGTGGTTGTCTAATGCTGCATCAAGGCGAGCACTTGCAACCAAAGTGGTCTGTGCCCAGCCATAGTCGCCAGTAGACCCACCTGTGTTAGTTACGGTCGCTGCACGGTCATCGTTGGGTTGCATAGGGAAGTTACCCCATACAAAATCAACGGCCTGCTGACCTGAAGAATCTGTTGCCATTTTGTACCTATTCTCTAGAGTGGTAGTGAACGCCTGATATCGGGGGCGCCTTACCTATTGTCTAAGAGTATTTACGGTCTGTCAGGCTTAAATACTGGTGCGTCTGGAGAGGGCAGAGGGGGCATGCCGTTTCTGTTTGGTCTTGGCGGCATTCCCAGAGCCTTACCTCGTGCATTAACCATGTCGTAGTAAGCATCTGACATATCTAAGAAACGCTCATCTATTTCAGTTACTTTAAAAAACTCTTTTACTTTTTCTATAGGAACATCTTCTAACCCAGCTAGAAGTCTGCCAAGGTGGTTAGTAGCACTTAGTACATGGTCCCAATAAGCGTTTTCTCTTTCATCACCCCAAGGCCGTAAAGCTGCCTTTGTATAGTTTCGTCCCCAAGAGTCGTGGTGTTGATGAAAAACGTCTCTGGCCCCAATTGCGTATATGGACCAACCTTTTGAAAACGTTCTTATAGACTGATTGAACTCTTCAGTACTAAAAGCCCCAACTCCATCTACTCCAACTTCATCTATCCAAGCTTTTGGAGCAAACATGTACATACAAGTGGTCCAATATGTTTTTGCAACCTCTGTTCCAGTTAATTCTCTATACCCAGGAAATTCATATCCTGGAACTAAGTCTTTATACCAAGTGGCTCTTTGTCCAAACTTGTTGGTTTCTAGTTCTAAATTTACGTTCCCTTCTTTATCTATAAAATAGGAAGGGGGGGCATAGCAAATTAATACTTTTTCTTCTGGAAATGCTGCTTCTATATATTTATAGTTTTCGTATCCTTTTCTATCCCACCCATTACGGGCCCTACTGTGGGAGTCAAACTGAACAAAGTATTCGTAATCAAAATCTACTTGCGTAGCTAAGTTCCTTGCCCAGCACAGGCCGCCGTAGTACTTATCAGAAGGAAAATATCTGTAAATTAAATTTTTTTCTGGGATAAAGGAAAAATCTTTAGGCGCCTCGTCTTCATCTACCAAAGAAAACACAATAGAGTCTTTAAAGTCGCACGTGTCCCAAAGACTCCTCACAGTTTCAAAAAACTCTGGGTCTTTGTAGTTTACGATGCTTACCAGCAGTTTGGGGGTCATCTTTATTCCCAATCGTGGGTTGGAGCCCATTTATGAAGTGGACAGTAGGCTTTTGCTAATTTTACTTTTAAATTCATAACACAACCACATTTTTTACATTGACCAGTAAGGGGTAATAACTCAGGACAAGACCTGCAGATAGACAGCCTGTCTGAAGCAACGTCATCAGTTGCCCTAGGTTCAGAGGTTTTTAGTAAATCCCACGGCCTAACTGGTTTGGGAAGGTTTTTACCCTTATCACTGTTTCTAAATCTATCTGAAATTTTGCTCATTTAAATGTCTTCTTCTCCCACATATTTTCTTGATACATCCCTGAAAAGGAAGAGTTTATCAGATTTAGCCTATCACGAACTTCTTGACTTCTTTCCTCTATGATTTCAGAACTCCACTCTTCTCTTTTAAAGGGTATAGCCTGAGCAATAGGGGTCCCTCGCTTAATAATTCCTTTATAGTTTTTCTTTATGTGAAAAGGTAAAGCTCCAGCCGAAGGCATGCTGTCTGTGTCTATAATTCCAGTCATTGTTACAAAAGGAAGGTCTGGTCTATGGGCTGGGGTAATAATAAGTGTGCTATATCCCTCTGGGGTTACGGCGCACCAAAAAGGAACCCACCTTAAAATATCCTCACAAAGGTTGTCATCTATAGGGTAATCCCCAACCTGCTCTGGGTTGTGCGTTAATATAAACTCGTAACGGGGGTTTCTCCACTTTAATTGAATGTCTTTTGGATTTGTTGTGTCTATAAAGATATCTACAGGACATAAGAAATAATATCCAGTGGTAAACGTATCAATCATAGACATACACTTTTTACCAGTTACATTTAAAAAATGACCACCATTTGGAGAATCATCAATAGCTTTTACGACTTCTGGCTTTTGAGTTAGGTAAGGTGGAAGCTTTCTAAACCATTCTGGCATCATTGTGCGAACGGGGACTGGGGGAGGAGCAAAACCCCCTACTTCCTCGTCAGTAGGATAAAACTTAATTACTGGCATTACATCACAGCGTTGTGTCTAGCCATGATTGTTTTGTAGTACTCCGCTCCTTTGGTGTGATACCAGTGGTCTGGTTCTGCATAATGTAGAAATATCATGTCTATTATATTTGTGTCTTTTTCTGGATATGGACCGCGCCAATGAAGCTGGTCTTCTCCGTAAAAACACAAAGCTTGATTTGGCTGCAATATGTACTCTTTATCCTCAACGTATAGAGGCCACTCGACCATCTGTGTTAAACAAAGGTCAATCGTATATGTGCAAGCATTGCTGTCTTTGTGGCGCAATAGGTTAGCTCTAGCACCCTTATATTTTACGTAACAGGCATATGTGGGTAGAAGAGTTTGGCTGTCAAATATATCTCTTGCTTTTTGCTGACATTCCTTTAATAGGT